GCCTTCTGGTCGAACCATTTAGGTGGATAGGAGAGTTGTATTTTTTATTAGTCTCTGAAATCTTGTCTGGAAACAGATGAGGGGGTCCACACTAGGTGGGGAAATCAAGAAGGTGAAGCCACACAGGTAACTCTGCGGCTCCTAAGCCGGCCTGCGGCCCCGGAAGGGAAACCGAAGTTTCAGAGTACACCTATTATATTAACCATGCAAACAATCAAAAACACTTTTAGCATCTTATTTAAAGACACTAATCCTGTCAGAGAGAGATTGCTTGGTTTAGGTGCTACTATGAATGGCCTGATCAAGGTAAAACTTGGTCGACCGATGCTGAAGGTATTACTTTTGTTACCTCCAGTTATCGGTTTAAAGAGAAACTTGTCGTTGATTAAGGTTACGATTACATACCTGGCGTACGTCCATCGACTGTACAAGGGGGGGTCTATGCGCTTTGTGATTGTCTATCTCAAAGCGTGTCACACCCTCTTGCAGCAGTTTCTGGGCGGCCAGAGACTTTCCGACACGGGATCCTTCGGGGCCCGGGTCAGTCGGACTCGAGGTGGTTTACCTCGGGTTATTCCTGTACTTCATCGTAAGCGGATCCAGAATGGTGACTTGCTGATAATTCGTTATTGGTTATCGCTTTTCTGTTTATATCGTATTCTCGATATGAAAGGGAAGCTGAACCTACGTACTATCGTTGAACCCTCGACGGCTAATCCTAAGGTGGTGGCGGACTTTTCAGAGTTCGTCCCCATCTTTTGGAAAGGCTTGAAAGTGTTCCTCGGTCGTACCTTGGTTCCTATTGTGGAGAAGGTTGCGAAGGGGGGACCTATTCCGGCTCTGTCTTTGCTAGAAGCAAAGCCTGAGTTGTTGAGTAAGTCCGCTCCAGTTGTTTCTGATGCGGCGTTAGAAGCCAAGATGGCTTCTACGTCGCCTCAATCTATACTATTGACTTCCAGAGTTTGGATGGTTATCCTTAAAACCACGGAGCTTGGACGTGCGTTCAAGCTGTGGTGTACGGAGACCAACAATATTTGGTTGTTGAGAAATATGGATTCCTGGTCCCGTGGGGCTCTTGACCCTCGAACCCATAACATCGGGGTCGAGCGTCGCACGGGTAAGGTGGTGGACGTTTCGGATCGGCTTATTGCGAAGATGTTCGCTCAAGTCAAGAAGAAATGGCCAGTTAAGTTACTTAATGTAGCTTATCGCCAGATATTAGGAAAACTGGGGACGAAAGTGGAACCGGCAGGGAAGGTAAGAGTTTTTGCTATGGTGGATCCGTTTACTCAGTGGTTACTTCGACCCCTTCACGAGGCGTTGTTCGCACTGTTTAGACAGATCCGCCAGGACGGTACGCACAATCAGGTTAAACCGCTGATTGCGTTGATAAAGGAGAGGGAAGTTCTTATTCGAGAAAATAGATATCCCGGTTCCCGGCCTACGGGTTGGGTCCGACTGGGGTTGAACGTTCCGAAACGAGCTTATGCTCTCTTTTCTTTCGATCTTACCGCCGCGACGGATCGATTACCGTTGGCAATTCAGGTCGCATTGCTAGGCCCGGTCCTAGGACCGCGCTTAGCCAAGGCGTGGGCGTCTTTATTAGTTGCACGAGATTATTACATATATCTTAAAGATGAGTATGGTGTTGGGTCCTTACAACCTCAACGCTATGCCACCGGGCAGCCGATGGGGGCGCTTTCGTCTTGGGCCATGTTGGCCTTGACTCACCACTGCATAGTGCAGTGGGCATGGTATAAGGTATGTACTCGTAATCAAGAGGGGTGGAGCTGGTACCGTCATTATGCGGTGTTAGGTGATGACATCGTAATAATGGGGGGACAGGTGGCTGATGCTTATGTTTCTATCATGACGGGCCTTGGGGTCCAGATTGGAGTGCATAAGTCATTGGTCTCAAGAGATGGGTCGTGCCTTGAATTCGCAAAGCGTACATTCTATAAAGGAAATGACGTTTCAGCCGTATCTCTGGCCGAGCTTTTGGTCTCGCGGAAGAATTTGTCTGCGGGTCTAGAGTTATGTCGGAAGTATGGTATGGGTCTGGGAGCTTACGCTAAGTTCCTGGGTTACGGATACAAGGCAACGGGATCACTGACGAAGCGTCTGTGGTCTTTACCTGTTCGCTTGAGAAACTACCTGGTAGCGTATCATGGACCGTCAATGCCCCTGTTTCAAGGAGTATTATCTTGGCTCACGATGCGGTCGCTTCAGTCGACTTATACAGTCACTGAGGCTGCTTTGTCGCGTGCTAAGGAGCTATTACTAGGTCCTGAGGTAAAAGAGGTTTTATCTCGGCTCGATAGGATAGTGAAAGGATTGTGCGAGCCGTTCGATCCCGATAACTTTGAGAAGCAGGGTCACCTGATCCCTCATGGATTGGATCTTGGTAGATTCCCTTATCATCCTGGTTTAAAGGGCATCCCTAAGGATGTTCTTTGGCTGCTTGATAATGTTGTTTACAAGGATCCGTTCGTGGAGGCTATGGAGGCGGTTCAGACTTTACGCACTAGAGTGACAGCTCTTGGAGATGGAGTTATTGACCATCTTCCGGAACTGTGGTCGGCTCTTCAAGAGATTGAGGAGAAGATCGGAGCAATACCATCCATGGATCGGCTGATAGCCACCCCTAACCTTAATCGGTTGGGGGAGGGTCTTAAGCTGATTCGTCGATGGGAACGGCTCTCACGTCCATTCCGTTCAACGACAAAGTAAGTCGGTGGGAGTTATACTCACCGCAATCGACGAACCCTTCCTTGGAAGGAGGAACACTAGGCTTGCGCCCAGTATCCTGGTATTGTATTTTCTCTCCATAACAATAAGTGGGAGATTCCAGGCCTGGGTAGTCTAGTATACAAGGCGAGTGATGTGAGGGTGTCAACTCCTTACGGAGCCCTTATGTTAATCCTTGGTCAACGTCGATGTTCTCTTTAATTTATTAAGCAAGCTGATGACCTTAATTGGTCGTCTATACTTGCCCAACATTTTTAATAAAGCATCTAAGCTAAGCAAGGTTCGGAATACGGCCACGTTATGTGGATAAGCCAG